TTTGAGGCTTGTGTCATATCCGCAGCCCATCTATCTAGGGTAAATGCAGACGCAGTAGGAGTAACACTAGCACCAGCGTTTCTTTGGTCAATAACCATATTGCCGTTAATGATGCGGTTCTTGAACCCGTAGAACTGTGGGGTTCCTTGCATGCCGAGTTGTACTGTGGTCAATGGCATATTATTCGTCCGCTGGTAGTGGTGTGTTGCCCTCGGCTAACCATGCGAGGTAGGCTTGGTAGTCGGCGTTATCAGGGTCAAAAGGTATTACCCAGCCATCTGAGCGAAGAACGGCCTTGGCAGGCGCACCAGTCATATTGTTTATTAGCTGTTTATAAGTATTCATTTACAGCTCCGCACTTGCTTTGTAGTTAAAACTGACAGTAGATGTACCAGTACATTGAAAACCTAAAGAATCTGCAGTGACACTTCCCTGAGTTCCTGCACTAATTGTCACAGCCGCGCTAGCTCTTTTTGGAACAATAAAGTTATAAGATGAATAGTTATTTGAATTTATCGCCAAAAACGAACTAGATTGTTCATAATACCGTTGGCAAAGCATCAGTTGGGTACTGTACGGCAAATAATCAAAACTTGTGGCTACAGTGCCCTTCTCAAGCTGGACTCCAGTAATGTAAAGTGTTGCGCCGTTTGTTGATAGAGGAAAAACAGAACCCGTTATGCCAAAAGGGCCAGCGGCCCATGCAGATGTAGCTGAGAGATTTGAACTACCCGCACCAAGGGTAAAGTTAACCTGCAAACCAACGGTGTTACCTGTTCCTAATGCATAAACAGTTGTTTCTGGTATTGGCACGGTAATGTACTGCCATGTGTTTGCAGAATTTACTGTATATGTAAATGGGTAGGAATTTGATGTTGCTCCAGCGGAAATAGCGCCTGTAAAAGAACCTGTCAAGGAACTACGTACCCAAAATGACAGAGTTACTGGTACTGCGCTTGCAGTTCCCCACGCTAAATCCGTAACATTAAATCCTTCAATAAACTGACGCAACAAAAACAAATCGGTAGCCCCAAAAGTTGTTGCTGCAGTTGATGTTATTCCAATATAGTTGCTAAACCCAGTAGGGGGCGTAACTGCACCTGCATTTTGTTGAACAGTATATCTAGTACCAACAGAAGCAAAGTATGCCCATCTATCAAGCGTGTAGACATTTGCAAAAGTGGCAGGGGTAGTAAAGGTAGTCCCGCCGTTCCTCTGGCTAATAACCATGTTTCCATTGATGATTCTGTTCTTGAACGAAAGCCCTACATTGTTTGAACCGTATTGTGCTAGTTGGACTGCTTGCGTCATTTTGTTGCTCCTTCTAGCGCTGCGATTCGTGCTGCTTGTGCGTCTACGGTTGCTTTGAGTTCTTGAATTGCTTTTACGGCAACGGCAAGAATAGCATCCATACGCAAAGATTGAATTTGTACTGGGTCGTCTTTAGCGCCATCTACTCCACTTGGTATAACTTCTTGCAATTCGTGGGCAATAAAACCTTCTTTAATTTCTTCGCCAGATTTAAACAAGTCACCGTAATCAGCCATTTGGTAAGTAACTGGGCGCAAAGCCATTACTCGTTCTAACGCGGGGGCTGTTTGGGTTTCAATGTTGCGCTTAATGCGATAGTCTGACGTAAAAGAAAAAGTACCAATATTTGTAGTATCAATCCAAAGTTGCGGAGTTCCTGTCCAATTAATATTAAATAGATTAGCTGCTGCTCCTGAACCGCCTGTTCCAGCTTTTGTATAAATACCTGCAGCAGAAAACCCACCTTGAACTGTTAGTTGTGAGCTGAAGTATTGTGTAGTGGTACCAACCAACAAATTACCACCAGAGTCAATACGCATACGCTCTGTGCCAGACGCACCTGTGCAAAAAGCTATTTGCCGTTCTACATCTGTAACATCTCCAAAAACAGTTATTTTTTGGGCGTTTCCAACAATAGGTTCAAAAATAAATCTTGGATTAGCTGCATTAGAAGAATTACCAATTACAACATTTCCACCCGTTCCTGTGTTTACTTGTAATTTTGAACTAGGGCTAGTAGTACCAATACCTACGTTCCCAGTAGAGGCCAAAGTCATTAACGGATTACGAGCATTTGTGCCGCCGTTATAAAATGCTATTGCATCGGATGGGCCTGTAGTAATACGAGCAGTGCCTGTTACATAGTCAACGATTGTGCCGTCAATAAAAGTGTTACCAAAGTCGCCCTCGGCTAAGTAACCGCCAGTAGCAGAGATGTCACCAATAACAGATGGGTCTTGGGAGATGGCAGCGTAGGTCGTGATAAGACTTGTGTACTCAACCCAGATGTTGTTTGTGCCAGAAAGCGGGGCTGAGGTAAAGGTAATCGAGTTGCCTGATACTGAAAACGCTGTATTTGGGTTCTGAATAACGTTATCAATAGCAACAATTAACTGCGCTACAGAAGCAACAGGGCGGGATAAAGTAAACGTTACAGTAACGCCGTTACCATTGAAGTAATCAATGGCTGGGGTAAAGCCTTGGTTTTGAACTGTGTTCCCGATGTAGGCCATGTTATACCGCCGTTAAAGCAGATACCACGGCATCACCAGAAGAAGCAGAGCCGTTCTGAATAGAAAGAGAATCGCCAGTAATCATCACTAATCTATTCCCCTGGATTACTTCAAGCGAGCCACCAACAGGCACAGTAGCCTGATACACCAAATAGTGGTTAACGGAAGATCGTGTAAGGTAGACAGAAGTTGTTATTGGCGAAACAGAAGTGTTAGACACGATGCAGCTAGAAACAGCTACAGTCCCAGCAGCTAAAGCAGGAATAATGGTTGTCGCTGATGTGCCAATGTTCTTGGCTACGTACGAGGTGTTTGAATAAGTTGCCATATTAGCCCATCATAAAAGATAAGAAGTACGCATCATCGGGTGACGCAATAGCTGGAAGAGCAGCAGAAGTCCATGTTGTACCATTTGAAGTTAGTACGTTTGCCGTTGTGCCAGGAGCAACAAACTGAACGCCAGACGTGCCGTTACCTAAAATTACGTTGTTTGAAGTTAAGGAAGTCTGCCCAGTACCGCCATAAGCTGCGCCAATAGCAGTTGCGTTCCACGTACCAGAAGCAATTGTTCCTAATGGTGACACATTACCCGAAGCGTCTAAATTAACTGACTTTTCAGCAGGGTACGTAACAAATACATTCTGTATTCCAGAGCTAAAGTTAACCGCAACACCACCAGCGCTAGACTCTAAAATTGTGTCACGGGTTAATTGGTCTGGCGCAGTAAACGTACCAACTCCAACTTCCCAGTTAGCGCCGCCTAGATCCGCAATCGTGTAATAAGTGGTATTACCGCTAGTTAAAGCGGTATTGAAGGATTGGTATCCTAACGAAGCGCCAAGAAGGGTAACTGTGCCTGTGCCAGGAGCCGAGGCAGTTTCTAGTACCCTATCTTTTAACTGAAGAGCCATTTAAAGCTCCTTAGCCAGCAGCCGACAGCGTGTAGGTGACGTTGATGGTATCGCCAGAAGTAACCGTTTTAGAACCAGCCGTAAATGCACCGATACTAAACAAAGTGCCTGTGGTGTTATCAATCGCTGTAGATCCACCTACGTTAATGAACGCGCCATATACAGTTCCAGAGCTGGTCATGCTAAACACGACAGCGGCACTCGTTGACAGGACGGATGGATTCGCCGTTGTTGCTGCTGAGAAACTTGGAGTTTTACGGGTTCCAGAGTAGGTTGGGGCGTTAGCACCGCCAACTTCAAACCAGCCAGCATGACTAGCTTGAGTATCAGCATAAGCAGGAGTAAACGTACCAGAGCCATTTGCGCCTCCTAAGCCCATAACAATTGCGCCGCCGCCTGTATTAGCAAAGTAAGAATCCATTATGTTCTTACGACCTACGTTGGTTGTAAGGTTAGGGATTGTGTCGCTCCACTTAAGGTTTCCCTCAGAATCAAAGCACTCTGCCACGTATACACCTTCAAGACCAACAGTTTCGACTGAGCCGCCACCATAGGAAGCACTAGCTCCGAAGTTATCGCCTAGTTTTGTAATTTCAGAACTCATAAATACTCCTTAATTTAACCGAATAATGGCGTCAGATGATGTCGCCGTTGGGAAAGTCACGGTAAACGTATTAGACGCCGTTTTATCCGATCCAAAATCTAAAACCGCTACAGCAGCACTAGTTGCACTATTGTAAATTAATGCACCCCTAGCAGTAAAGCTCGCTGGGTCCCAAGTTACATTTAAAAACGAGATAAATGCTACCTCATTATTAGCAGCAGGAACAACGTTTACAAGGGTCTTGCCACCAGCTACATACCCCGTACCCGTAATCTCATTAGTCGTTGTATACACAGTAGTCGTAGGACCTAAATCAGCTAGAGCCGTGTACAGGGCAATCTTGTATGTATCCGTAGTAAAGCTCTCAACCCCGTTTAAGAGATTGAGTTTGAATACCGTTGTAGCGCCTTGCTGGATCATGGGTTAACCTTAATTTTAGCTTGCCCATCACGGTATGCATCACCGCGCTCAAGACCTGTACCAAGACGATTCAATTGAGCCATGGCCTCTTGAAACTGTTTTTCGTAGTAAGCAACCATATCCTGTTCACCTTTTTGAAACAGAACAGCCTCACGCAATGAGCCATAAAGTAAGCACGGATCGTAGTTATCACCAACCCAGCTTGT